CAAGGACCTACCTGCCGAGTGGCCTCACCTGACAACTGATGGCCGAGGCGAGTGGCTTAATGAGAACGCCGAGTTCATTAAGGACTCATTTGATGAGCCTGACGAAGGTGACATGCATGAAGAAACTGTACTGGTTGAAGTCGTATTCTCTTCTGTGGATTAAACCCCACAGAAGATTTACCTGCAGCGTGTTACAGATTCGTCTTTTTTTATAGTAAGCCCCGGCCTGACCCGGTCTGTAGCGGGGCTAAAAACTATTGGTCTCACAAAAAAATACACTTTTTAAATTCTCGATTGATGCGCGACGCCCATTTAGTTTTATGTCGTCTATTTAGTTGACGGTGGTGGAAGAGTCCTTCACCCGCTGCCAGTATCCAAAATCCCGCTGCCAGTATTTCAAAAAAGTGATTTTTTTAAATCGCTATCTGGACATCTGATACTTGATGAATTACAATGACATAAAAAGGAGTCCTATGATTACAGACAGTCAAGTAGAAGCCGTACATATAGATATGTGGGGACAGGCCGTTACAAAACACGGTGCAGTAGAAGTTGTGCCTGAAAATGAGGCTCAACATATATCTGATTATGTAAGAGGTATGTATGTTATTCAGGTATGGCAAAAAAATGGGAGTGTTGGTTCTGCTCTCAAGTTCATGAAGTCATATTCACTACCTGATGAAATAGTCTCTCGGCTTGCTCATAAGTATTGTGGAATTAAATTAACCGAACTCATAACGTCAGTAGATGCCTGAGATGGGATTATTTGGGGCTTACGTTGTTTACAGCGTTGGTAAGAGGCGTGGGGAAAGACAGGCACGCCAAGAGCATCACTCGGACCGAGGGCTGTGCTCAATGTGTAGTGAGGTATCACTAAATAATGATGTGTGCACCTACACTGGCGATGTCCAAGATACTTGCACTAACTGTTGCAACTGCCCTGAGCATTAACTAGACATCTGATACCGAACAGACTAAAGTGGTACTAGGCGTTAGCAGTATTATCAAACTAGACATTTGATACTTGATGTACTACTATTGTCCTGCTAGTAAAAATCCTATCAACTACTAAAAAAAGGAATAATTTAAAATGGATACTACCCAAGTAAAAACAAAATTGCCACAGTGTTGGCAAGACCTGCAAGACACGTTAGAAAATGGAGTTGACCGAGTAATTCTATTTGGTCCAAGTGGCATCGGTAAAACATACGCTGGTATGCATATCGGAAATGTTGAGGCTGGAGCGTTTCGTCTAGTCTGCACAGAGGACATGACCAACATGGAAGTTACTGGCTCATTTATGCCTGACGGCAAAGGTGGGTTTAATTGGCTCAACGGTTCTGCGCTTAAAGCGTGGGAAGGCAACGGCGTTAACGGTGGTCGTCTTATCGTTGACGAAATTGACAAGGCTTCGGGCGATGTTTATGCAACGCTTCTCGCCATGCTTGACTCACCTGAGTCTGCCTCGTGGGAGCATCCAAGTACTGGGCGAGTTCATAAGCCTAAGACTGGGTTCAGTGCAATCATGACCACCAATGTTGAGAATATGGGCGAGTTACCTACTGCACTCACTGACAGATTCCCGATTAAAATCAGAATTAACGAGCCACATCCTGACGCTCTACTTCGTCTATCTGCCGACCTGCGAGGTTTCGCAGTTGCTATGGCTGATGCTGGCGACAGACGAATCTCGTTGCGAGCCTTCATGGCTTACGATGCACTTCGTGCAAAACTTGGTGAGGAACGCTCTGCTGTCTTGACCTTCGGGGATAGGGCGCAATCAATTCTTGATGCAATCCAAATTAACAAAGTAGGCAAATAAAAATGGCTACTAAACAAATATCGGTTGAGCCTGAAATGCTCACTCGTGAGGACACAGAGACAGGGCGTTGGGCAGTTAGTCAATGTCGGGCAGAGAGGGGTGAGCCTTCCACCGACATTGTTAATCGCCGTATGACAGTGCCTACCTTTGACGATGACCTCGCAAGAGTTATCCGAGCGCACGAACTGATGCATGCAAAAGTTTCGCCTGCTGGCGATTGGGGAGCATGGGTTAACCGAAAGATTGCTACCGAATCGGCTCTCACTGTAGTTGAGGAACTCCGTGTCAATACACTTTGCAGTGCTGTTGGTTTCGCTGTGAAAGAAAACTTGACTGCATTTGGCGATACAGAAATTGGTGAGCGAGTAGTCGCCACCAAAGACTGGAAAGGTGCTGTTCACTTCGCTGTAGCGACTGCTGGCACGATTGCCAATAAGCAATTCTTAACTGGAGTGCGCCGACACGATAGGGAGTGGGGTCTAATTCTTTTAGACATATCCAAGAGAGCGCACAGAGAGATGAAAAAGGTGAATCATAGAGAACTCTCTAGCACTATGGTTCACGAGCCTAGTGGATTATTCCCTATCGGATTTGTCCACACTGAAAGAATTGCACAATGGGTTGACATGCTTACAGATAAATCACCCGAGCAACATAAAGCAGAAGCAGAAGCGAAAGCAAAGGCTAAGGCAGACGCTAAGGCAGACGAAGTTGACAATGGAAAGCACAGCAACGTAGGCGTAGGGAAATCTACAAATATGACTGGTAATCCATTTAAAGGAATCACCCCAACTGAGGCTTCATACCAACTTCCCTACTGGGGCGAACTAATCATAGAGCGATTGCCTATGCCTAATCACTCAAAAGGGAATCTCGGCAAGAAAAAGGTTGCATCCAATGTTGGTATGCGCCCACGCCGTATGCACAGATACATGACTGACCCTCAGATGAGAATCTTTGACCGTACCGTTCGTGGTTCGGGTGGAGTAGTTATTCTTGATGCAAGTGGTTCTATGTCATTTACTCACGAGCAACTTATGTTGATTTTAGAAAACGCTCCTGGTGCTACTGTTGCTATGTACACAGACCAAGGTGAAGGCACGAACTGCTGGATTGTTGCTGACAAGGGGCGTTTAGTTAATCAACTCCCTGATGTTGGTTCAGGCAACGGCGTTGACTTCCCTGCGATTGAGTGGGGATACCGACAAAAGCAGAATACACAGTCGCCAATGATATGGGTAACTGACGGTGGAGTCTGTGGACCACGCCAAAACTTCTCAGATATTCTCGCTATGCAGTGCATCACTTACTGTAAGCAAAAGAATATTGTTATCGTGCCTCACGCTGACGAAGCGATAGAGCAATTAAAAAATATCAAGCGAGGCGAGAAGGCTAAAAATATTTATCCTCGTCAGTTCCAATATGTTTACAAAGATAAAACTGGTTGCGAACTTATCTAGTAGATAGGATACTCTCAGTGGGTTAATGTCCTTACCCACTGAGAGTACTTACTAAACGAAAATGGAGTAATTTATGACATTGAAAATATTTGAATTTGGTAGCAAAGATAACTTTGAAACTTTGACTGGGCGAAATATCTCAGAAGAACAGTGGACCGAAATCATTAACGAAGTTAATGGAAGAGTGGAAAACTTTCTTGATGGGATGTTTAATGATTTAGTTGATGACTGCAAACAAGATGTGGGAATATTCAACAGCGATATTCAAAACCACATTAAGTCAGTACATGAGTAGCCCCAACAATGCAGAACTGATGGGTCTCATCATTGACATGGCTAAGAGCCACTATGTGGTTAAACGGGCCTACTGTAAGTCATACCCAATGTCTGACAGCCCTACTGTAGTCATGTGCGCTTACGATGACGCCAATGATGATTCATTCAGGATTGGGGTACTCCCTTTATTTAGCGATGAGGAGAGTGCTCCACATCAATGCATCCTCGATTGCTCTAATGAATTACCGCCACTTAAGTTTAAGTACATGGCTGTTTGCTTAGAGGGGTACTCACTGGAGGCAGAAAACATTAATGACATTGATGCCCAGGATGATTTCGAAAATAATCCATTTTCTAAAGTGGAGCAAAACATAACCATCATTGCTATTGATTGGGAGATAGAGAATCTCATGACATGCGTGATGACATATGTATGGGACGACGACGGTCTACCTGTACCAACAGGCCAAGCAACTTGGGGCGAGTTCACTGTTAGCGACTATCCCGATAATGGGATGCAAGTATTAGGAGAGTCTCTTACCACGCTGGCCACTGCGGTGAAGAATAACGTTAGGGCATTAAGTAACTAAGGCTTGCTTGAGCCACCCTTAAGTGCCCTGTCCCACTGTCGCACTAACTGGACGATGAGAATAAATAGAAATGTATCTTTGGTGCCCGGCCTGGCCGCTATCAACTCATTCGAATCCAGGATTGAGAATAGAGCCCCGGCAGCTAACGTGTACAGTCCGGCCGTAAAAGCTGTCAAAAAAATCCACATAAAAAAAATATATTTTTTTGAATTATCTGCTTCTTTAATCGACGGTGGTGGAAAGCTTTTCTTATCGTAACGAAACCTCACTTCTTGATTGCCATTAAACCCATCCCGTCGGAAATCCTTACTCATTTGATGTCCTGACGATTTGGTGGATGCGCTGCCGACTTAGGTCGAAGGCATCAGCAATCTCTCGGAGAGAAGAACCGGCCGCACGCATCTCGTGAATTTTGCGATTTCTTTTAAGGTCTGGCGACGGCCCTGGCTTCAGAGGACCCCACTGCCATCCCCGTATTTGATTTAGGGCCCAGACCTTCTCTTCAGAAAGTTGATTTTTTTTATATCTATGCCGGATATATCCAGCCCATGCCCCTACTGTTACTTCTAAATTATCGACTTTTTCAACATGTGTCGATGGGATGTTGCAATCTCCCTGTCTTGCGGCGTACTGCTTAATAGCTTCAATATAAAGTTTAAATTTCTGGGAATTATCCATAATCTGGACATTAATTGATTCCTCCGCGGCGTAAAGAAACTATTAAAGATTTATTGCAAATCTTTAATATTCATGTATTTTTATACAGCTGCGCGGGTAGACTGAAGTCTGTTAGAAGGAGGATACTATGAGCGACGGTTTTAATAATGAACGTTGGTTTAAATAATGACTGACCCGTTTAATAATGATTTTGACGGCATGTCCTTCGATGGAGAAGATAAGAACTCGAGAGACGCGTCCGCATATGACAAAGAGTACATGACGTACGACAAAGAATTCTTTAAAGCTCGAATGAGCGAAGATAGTATTTCTCCCCCGGTCAGGGACGCAATGGTCGAGGCGCTCGAGAAGACGTCCGAAGCTGAGCACTCAGTTATATTTGTCGCGACCAACGGAGGTGTAGTAATCGAAGCGATACACGTACCGGCCGCTGCACTGAATGGAAACCTATTGGAGCTCTTCCCCAGCGCTAATGCCAATACAATCATTGCTGCCTGGTCCGCCGACTTCGTACGTTCAAAACTTGACTTTATTGAAAACCAACCAGAAGATACCCGGGACTCTGAATGGGAAGAGTTAGTCGGATGGATGACAGACAAAGTGATTGAGGAATTTGAAAGCCATCCCCCTACACTGGGCACGGAGGCTAACTAGATGACACTAATTAATACGACGGTGGTGGAAAGCTTTGAATCAGGGATGACCTGGGACGCAGGTGCCCGCCGCGCAACAAGTTTAATTATTGAAAAAAATGATTTTATTGACCTCGAGCTCCGGCCATTCAAAAAGTCAGAAATTCACACCACGTGGGACGGCATGCAGGGAATCCGTAATTACCTAGATTTGATTATTGATAAAATTATGAACCAGGACGTCTACCGGCCTGACATGGCGGAGATGTCTAAAGACTGGATAAATTTTGGAGCTATTTGTTTTGGAGCTGGTCAAAAATTAAACATTTTTAACAAACCCGCGGCCGGGCATATCGATGAAATTTCTGATATTTTGGTACGTAAGCAGCGCGACTACGGGCATGACAATATTGCTCGATTCGGGAGGGTAGGGATTGTCATCCGCCTACATGACAAAGTCGCCAGGCTGGAGAATCTAATATCCCGTAACGTTGACCCACAGAATGAATCAGTGCTCGATAACTTCGTAGACCTAATCGGCTACGCAGCAATTGGCATCATGTGGGAAGAGGATTGGTATATGAAAGAAGTAACTAGATAAACCCTGAAGAGAATAAGCAAATCTTAAATTACTAAAAAGGAGAACATATGTTAATTAAACATAAAATGATTGCATTGCTGGTGGCCATGGTCACAGTTTACGTCATGGCTGTGATGACCTATTCGATATCGGAAAGCACATCTATCGCAGACTCGATATGGTGGGCATTCATGACATTCACAACTGTGGGCTACGGAGACCAATTCCCTCAATCCCTACCAGGCCGGGCTGCTGGGATACTTCTGGTGTTGACTGCGGTATTCCTGGTCATCCCAGCAATCACCGCACAAATAGTCAAATTCATAATTGGAGACGAACACCTGTTCTCCCACGAGGAACAAGAAGAGGTCAAGCTCCTGCTTCGGAAAATTGATGCCAAGTTATCTGACGGTGGTGGAAAGGAATCAAGAATTCCAGGTAACCCGTATAAAGACTACAAAAAATCACAAGAAGACATGAAGAAATTTATTAATGAAGGCATCTACAATATTATTGACGACATAAGAAATAAGGAAACTCATCAGGATTCCCCATGGGACAACACCGAGATGTGGTCAGCTGCGCGGCAGCGAGACATCCGTCAAAGATAAACCCGCTGCAGGTTTTTCAAAAAGATAACTTTTTTACAGAAGACCCCCCGGCGGAAACTATCCGGCCTCGCGAGGTCGCTAAAAAAAATGACTTTTTTGCAGAAGACGCCCGGCCGCGCAAGCTCAAAAAAATCACTTTTTCTCTTCCAGAAGACCGGCCGCATGGCGTTCAAAAAAATCACTTTTTTAACAGAAGAGCTCTCGAGGAATTGGTAAGGCGTTCCCGGAGAGGAAAGTAGAACGCCACCTACTAGCCTTATTACTGCCCCTCCGGGAACTAACACATAAAAAGGAGAAAGGGGAAACCTTTTTATGGCTGCTCACAACATACCATACCGATAGTCCCGCTGCGCAAATAGATATCCATCTACGAGCCCCGGCCTTGAGACAGATTCAGGTATTTGTCTCAGACGGTTCCAGATAAATTTATAGAGATGGCTTTTAAAAAATATCTTTTTTTTTTGCTGGTTAGGTTGACGGTGGTGGAAAGGGCTGCTACTGTGTGTGCAACAGCGAAGGGACCTACCCATAGCTGAAAAAAGGTTTCCGGAAAATACCTTCATAGTAATAAAACTCAAACTCCTCAAAAACGGGGGTTCGATGAAGGCTGTCTGCGCACTTTTGTGAACTTGGCAAAAGTTTCCCAAACCCTTCAAAATTATTTATCTATTTAACTATTGTCAATTTTTCTATTGACCTTGGTTAAACTAAATAACCTTCGAAATTATATTTTCGTATATTGCCAAGGTTATTCTTAATATGTTTATTCGAAACTTAATCTTTCTAAAGGGAATCTTCTGATGAGAACTATGTCTAAAATGGGAAATATAAATACGGTGGTGGAAAGGCTTTTTGTGGTTGAGGAAAATAAGAAATTAGGCAAGGGGAAACATGCGACGACTAAGAACAAGCTGAAGAAGGCCGCGAAAGTATCCCCATTGGCTATCGAGGATGTCTTTAATCACTGGAAGACTGTAATGAATAAGCGCTCCACGGTCGTACTGGACGAGGTCCGTCGCCAGAACATAGGGGCTGCTATCCATGACTACGGGATTGAGATGTGTAAGCAGGCCATAGAGGGTTGTTCTATGACGGACTTCTATATGGGGAGAAACAAACGGAATAAACGTTACGACAGTATCGAGTTGATTTTGCGAGACTCCGCTCATGTGGAAAAGTTTGTTGCTGTTTACGAACAGCAGAGCAAGGGCGCCCAGTGGTAAAGAACATAACCAAAGAAGAAACTCAAGAATTGGTCCATCAGGCTTACGCGACCTACAACCTCCAGCTTCTAGAGTTGGATAAGAAAGCAACCTACCGAGCATGGCATGCACTATTGCACGACCTGCCGTATAACGAAGTGTCTGCGGCGCTCGTAAGATTGGCAACTTTTGAAAAGTTTATGCCCAGGCCGGGGGACATCAGAAGGTCAGTAATAAATTACCAAACTAAAACACCTGTACATTTAGATGGGTACTCTAGTTGGGGACTTTTTCAGACTATCGTCAGAGAGGTAAACTCAGGTGTACAAACAGATGTACCTAAACCAGAAGCACTAACTAAAACACTAAAACAATTAGGGGATGCTGCTAATGGTATGCACACCAATGGCGATAGAGATGTGTTCATCAGAGTTTACGAACAGGTTGTTGAAGAGCTCGAGCGAGAGAAATACGCCATCAAGCCGCAAGCCAACGATTAACTAACAACCTAAAACGCCTCAGGCTCAACGCCTGCCCAGAATTCCATCCAGAATATAGAAAGCCGCCCCCTAACGGGGGTATTTTTTTTTGCCCCAGATTTTGTCGTTACCCAAAACAAATTTTTTAAAAAATAAAAAAAACCGCACACGAAGGAGCTTTTTCGCTATTTTGCTTGCTCTGTCGTGATAGTTTCTAACTATGCCAACACCTATCTCACTTATAATCACTATCCTTCTTGCTGGGTTCATTTGCCATTACATTATGAGCCTGCGAACTAACTTCTATTTACGCTTGATTTTGATATGTCTTGTTGCCATAATCATCAATCGTCTCATGAGGCAATGATGAAGCGTAATCCAGGCAGACCTACCGTCACTCCTACGAAGCCTTACACCACATTGACTATCCGTGTCCCTGCTCTACTCAAACAGCAGATGATTAACCAAGCGGAGGCTGTTGACTTGACTTTAACTGCCTATATCACCGCACTAGTTCTACGCGATGGTTCGTAAATCAGAGAAATCAAAGCATCCTAAACGGTGGCATGAGCTTAAGGTTCGCTTATTAGGTGAGCAAAAGAACACCATTATCGACTATGCAAGAGCCAATAACCTCTCAGTCAATCAATTAATGCTCTATGCAGTATTGGATTTCATCAATAACCAAAAGGGTATTGCTTCCCCAGGTCCGTCTCAATATGCTAAATCAACTCTTGATGACGTTCTTACTGCCTATGTTAGGGGTGAACGTTTATAT